CAGTTGGAATCTTCGCAATGGACTTCTAGATCAGTACCAGTTGGCACAGACGATGCAATTGATGTTGCAACATTGACATTCTCGTTGCCAATTTGGATCACAAGTCCGGCCAAGGTCAAGAAGTTGGGCGTAGTTGAGCGTATTATTGCCAACATACACGACGCCAACGGCGATGCGTCCAATGCTGTGCTAGACAATGATTTGTTGTTGGGCACACGAGTTGTGATTACTCCGTGGGATTACCAAACATTGTTGATTGGTAATAAATTGCAAGCACTGCGTCCTAGTGCAGTGGTTGATCAACCAAATTCCAGTTTAACACCTGCAGACTCTCCGCCCAGCAACTTGCTATGGACCGGATTGGTAGGTGCGTATGGTGTATTACGTCCTGGTATCAGTCAAGTGTTTTTAGAACAACAAGACGGTACCGAAGTTGCTGGTACTGTTGCATATGACCCAAGCGACGATCGCTTTATGTTGTTTACCATTGACGAAGATACAAAACCACAAAACACATTGTCACCAGTGAGGTCAGTCATTGATCCATTACGTAGCGGTCCTGGCAATGGGTTACCGGCTGCGGCTGTTGGGCAACGTTACTTGTTAACTGAGGCCACGGGCAGCAACACAGGTAATGCAGCCGATTGGGAAGGTACGTTGGGACAACCATTGATTGCCAAAGCCAATGATATTGTCGAATACATCGACGGCCAATGGCAAGTGGTATTTGACAATGCGTCGAGTCCGGACAATTTACAATATGTGACAAACATTACCACTGCAATACAATACAAGTGGACTGGTACTACTTGGGTTAAAAGTTATCAAGGATTATACCCAGGCGGTCAATGGAGAATTGTACTATAATGACACAATCAGCAGTTGGGGTTTGGTTTTTTAGCGTCAGCACACAGCGGTATCTTTATTTGTTGCGCAATGATACAAGACATCCAGATTCTTGGGGATTGCCCGGGGGCAAAGTCGAATCAGACGAAACACTGATGGCAGCAATGATTCGAGAGTGCCAAGAAGAAGTGGGTTCAATGCCCGACTATTTAAAGTTGGTTCCAATAGAAAAATTTACAAGTGCAGATGGAGGATTTTCTTATCACACATTCTTTTGCAGCGTTGCCAACGAGTTTGCCCCAGTATTGAACGAAGAACATATTGGGTGGGCGTGGATTGCCAGCGGTACATGGCCTAGACCCATGCATCCTGGGTTATGGTCAACTGTGAATTTTGATGCTGTGCGTGGTAAAATGTTTACTATTGAAAAAAGTATTACCTAACGTCGCAATACGTAACAAAAGTTCGATGGTCAATACAATTGACATTGGCGTTTTTACGCCACTCTATTGGCATAATGGTTTCTTCACCAACCAACGTAAATTTAACTGACGGAAACACGCTGATAACTGTGTTTACATGTGACATCCATTCACTGGTTAATCCTAGTGTTTCGTTGTTGTATCCTATCATAAAGATTTCTTTATGACCATCAAATGCTGCCAACCATAATATGAGTGCTTCTAAAGACATAACAGTGTTGTATGGTATCAAGTAAAACTCGCCTGGATTCATCAAACAGTTTCTTGTTGTGCTGTAAACAATATTGTCAGTTGAATACGTTCGTTCTAATATATCACTGAGTATTTCTTTGTTGGTTTCGACAGCAAAATCCAACCGCATCTCTTTGGTAATAGACCCTAATCCGTATGTTTGTAGTTTTTTTGAGCCAAGTAGCCCGCCTTTATGACGTTGTAGGCGTGTGTAGTCAAATCGTTCTTTGTCAACATCGCTGGCAATACAAGCAGCTCGGCCGCTGATGTGTTGGTTTTCAATTGGGTTTTCAACCCATTCTCTGTTTTGTGATTTTTTGCCGCCAGCCCATCTACTTTCGGTGATTACAAATTCACCTTCGTAATCACTTCGATATTGTTCTCTGATCATAGTCGGCCGACTGAAATCTCGATTGTGCCTTTGCTTGCGTCAGTTTTATCTTCTACTGCTTTACCAACAACACTGCCTGATGGGGGGTTGCTTTCATCTCGCCATGCTTCTGCATAACCGGGAGTGTCACTAGCAACCATTAAATCGCCTTTGCGGATTTCGCCAATTACTTTTGCAGGAACACGGCCTAACAATGCCATTGCAGGAAAAGTCGGATCATTGCGTTCGTCTTTAGGACTATTCATAACACAGTAAGGATCTGTGCTAACAATTCCGGCAATGCGTTTACTATGTTTTTCACTACTAATGGTAATTTCAGCATCGCCACCAAACACCAACAATGTACCCGGATCATATTCTGCATCTGCACGGTAACGTTCTGCAACGTCAGCATATTGTGCTTGTTTGGCGTTTGTTTCAAAACCGCCTGCGGTCGACCCATCATGTACGCGAATACTATCTACATCTGTATCGATACTTAATTCACCGGCACTTCCTGTAAATGAATTGTTCTGTGCAGTAGTTCCGCGTCTAAATTGTAATACCGTTGGCATCTTGTTCTCCTAGTGTTATGCTTATTTATCAGGCAAGGATGCCCAAATCTGTTGGCGTCGGGATATCGCCGGCTGGGTCCATCATGCTATACACTTCACCAAGGCTAACACCAAATGCGTCTGTGCCGCCTGATTCAAATGGTGTTTCTTGTGTGGTTTGTGCATAGTTATAACTTAAATCAAAATTGCCTTCTGAACTTGGTAGTGGAGTAACTGTGCTGTTTGGAAACGATGACGCTCCGCTGCCGCCGCCACCACTTTGTTCTATCCAGCTAAGTGTGCCGGCTCCATTGGTAGACAAAACATAATCAGAAGTTCCTGCATCACCAGGTAATACAAATGTTACATTACTGGCAACAGTTGCTGGTGGCACAATTGCAACATAATGTGAACTGTCGCTATCGTGTAAATATAGGCCTTGGCGGGCATTGATATTGATATTTCCAGTGGTTGTAATATTACCTGATGCAGTAACACTGGTCAATGTACCAACACTAGTAATATTTGTTTGTGTGGCTGTTTCTAGTGTACCTACTAGGTTAGTAAAGTTGGCTCTGGTACCATCAACGTTTCCAGCACTTACATTAGCTGTTACGCTTAAACTGTTGCCAATTACAACGTCATCGTTCAATGAAAGAGCAACATTGCTTTCTGTCCCAGACACTTGGTTGACTAAAACAGTTATGTTTGTGTCGCCTTCAAATTCAACTGTGTCTCCAGCTATGATTGCTTCAGTTGTGACACCATCGGTGATGCTAAATCCTGATGTACTTAGCGAGCTATCAACATATGCCTTGGTAGCAGCATCTGTGTCAGCAACAGGCGTTCCAATGTTTCCAATGACACTTGTATTGAAATCAATTGCGGAAGCGGCAGCAACATTCATATCACCAATGTTACTTGCACCAGTGGCACTGATACTACCAGCATTTACAGTTCCTGCCGTGGTTATATTGCCGCTATTAATGTTTCCTGTGACACTAATAGATCCTTCGTTTGTACCAGTTCCAATTATGGTTTGATAAGTAGATCCATCATTTGTGAATTGCCATTTAAGAGACCCTTCGGTCCATCTAATTAATGTGTTATTTTCATCGCCTCGTTGAACTGAAATGCCAGCATTAAGTGCCGGCGTTCCTGTTTGTTCAGCTGCAATGGTAATAATATTATCTTGTACTGTTAAATTTGTTACACTAAGATTGGTTGCATCGCCGTTTACAGTGAGATTCCCAGCAACTACTAAATTGTCATTGACATAAACATAACCAGTGCCATCTGCAGACAATGTTAAATTAGTATCAGCAGTTGAGCTGGTAATTGAATCCGTTGCGATTCCTGTATTAAAATTAGTGGCGGCGCCGCCTGCTTGACTAATGGAATATCCGGCACTTACTTCAACATTACCTTTGAGTTGTATTAATCCGCCTGGATTAATTTCAATGTCACCATTGCCGGTTGTCAATATACTAAGATTTTGATCTACATCAGCAGTTAATGTAATTGTTCCGGAATTGTCTTCAAGCACTTTTTGATTATTAACGTACAAAGAACCGGGGCCAACAAATACATCTTTCCACTGGAAAGTTGCTGATCCTAAACTTTGTATATTGTTTCCTATCGGAATAATATCACCGGCACTACCATCGAGATAGGCAGCAACTTCAACATTTCCGTAACTTTCGCTAGTGTTGGGAGCAAACACAAGAGCAGTTGTTCCTATGTCAATTGTGCCGTCAGTTGTCAGTTTCCACTGTGTGTCAGCATAGGTAGCACCTTCGGTGACCATGACAATCATGCCGGCTTGGATTTCACCATCTTCGTTGCCGTCATTGGTACGAACCCATGTACCGTCTGATCCTATGCCAACCACTGCTACTGCATACAATCCATTTTCGCTGCCTGTGCTTTGACCTGTTACCAAAACACGATCGCCGGCTGTTAGAGAAACTCCGTCGACTACAGACGGTGCGCCACCGGTTAATGTCACATTGGAAACCGTGATCACACGAGTCGCTTGTTTGTAATCTATGTCAAAAATTTGTGATGCGCGAGGTTTAGTTAATCCCATTTGTTTTCCAGTTTGTTAGCTATATTTAGCCAAAAGAATAGGACCCGAAGGTCCTATTCTTTGTTAGGTAATACCAGCAGTTGCCTGCTGATATAAACCTTTTTAGAAGCGTCCGACTACAACTTCGATTGTACCTTCGGCACCATCATGGTTAGCAAGAGCTTTACCAATGATTGTTCCTGGTGCAGGATTTACTTCGGCGCGAGCCAAACCATTTCCAGCAGATACCATCAAATCACCTTTGCGCACAGTTCCGGTAACTTTACATGGTACACGACCAGTAAATGCTACAGTAACAACATGATCAGCAACCAAGTCACTATTCATTGTGTAAGCAGGGTTTGTACTAACAACACCAGCTACGCGAGCGTCAGCATCTGTACTTGACGTAACTTCAGCATCACCACCAAAAGACACAACTGTACCAGGAGCGTATTCAGCGTCAGCTGCATAGTTCTCTGCCAAGTCAGCGTATTGAGCTGATGAAGCAACACCGTAAATAGCTCCAAACGGATTAGTCGCACTACCAATGTCTTGCGAACCATCGGTTGTAGTAGGTACAAAGTCACCAGTGATGTTGACTTGTGGATTACCAGCTTGACTAGTTCCTAAAATAGCAGTTTGTGCCGAGTTAGTAATTTGAGTAACAGTGGTTGTTGTTGTCAACACACGACAGTCAATCACGTCGCCTGTAGCAGGAGCTTCGGTAAACGTTATTGTTGTTCCAGATACTGAGTAAGCAGTAGTTGGAATCTGTTGAATACCGTTGATTGCAACAATTGTACCTGATGTGGTTGATTCTTCACTTAGCGTAAAGGCAACAGTAACATCATCACCAGCAAACTGGTCATCAGTGATAACTGTAATCTCTTGCTGGCCGACTGGTGTCCATGCAGCATTGTCATACACTTCCATTGAGTTGAGTGCGGTGTTGAAACGCAACATACCTGTTACACCAACTGATGGGCGCTGTGCTGTGTTACCAACTGGAGCCAAGAATGAAGTAGAAGCATTCAATGCCAATACAGCACCTGTGGTCTGTGTAGCACTACCAATACTGATTGTTTCTGTTCCAGCATCAACAAAGAATATGTTAGCAGTTGTGTCACCACTTACAGCAAAGTCAACATCAGCAGCAGCTGAGTTAATTGTAACAACTCCGCCGCCAACGTCTGTAATGTCGTCGCCGCTGATAACAATGTTGCCCAAACTAGATGTACCAGCAGTTGTAACATTACCACCAGTGATTGTACCAGTTGCCGAAACCGTGCCGCCTGTTGCAACATTACCAACAGTAGCTGTTCCAGTAGCACTTACAGTACCGCCAGTTGCAACGTTGCCCAATGTAGCAGTACCAGTCGAACTTACTGTTCCACCTGTTGCCAAGTTGCCACCTGTGATTGTGTCATCACTTGTGATTGTACCAGTTGCTGAAACCGTGCCGCCTGTTGCAACATTACCACCTGTGATTGTAACATCACTTGTAATAGTGCCAGTTGCACTTACTGTACCACCAGTAGCTACGTTGCCACCTGTGATTGTGTCAGCACTTGTGATTGTACCTGTAGCACTTACTGTACCACCAGTAGCAACATTGCCACCTGTGATTGTGTCATCACTTGTGATTGTACTTGTAGCACTTACTGTACCACCAGTTGCTAGGTTACCAGCAGTAGCAGTTCCTGTAGAACTCATTGTACCACCTGTTGCCAAGTTACCACCAGTAATTGTGCCAGTAGCACTTACAGTTCCGCCAGTTGCAACGTTGCCCAATGTGGCAGTACCTGTTGAACTTACTGTACCGCTTGTAGCAATATTACCACCTGTGATTGTGACATCACTTGTGATTGTACCTGTAGCACTTACTGTACCACCAGTAGCAACGTTGCCACCTGTGATTGTACCTGTAGCACTTACTGTGCCGCCAGTTGCAACGTTGCCCAAAGTAGCTGTACCAGTTGAACTTACTGTTCCACCAGTTGCAATATTACCACCTGTGATTGTGCCAGTTGCACTTACAGTTCCGCCAGTTGCAACACTTCCACCTGTGATAGAACTTGTAGCACTAATTGTTCCAGCTGTGTCAACATTTCCAACTGTAGCAGTTCCAGTAACACTCAATGTGCCGCCTGTTACTAAATTACCAGCAGT